ACTGCGGCTGGTAGGTTGCCGCCGCATCGTGCGTGCCATCGGTGGCCGAGGCCGTCCACGACAGCGCCACCACGCTGTAGGCCGGCGAGCCGGCAACGGCGGTGACGCCGGTCGGCGCGTTCGGCGCCTTCGCCAGCGTAGTGAGGCTCGCCGTCCCCGAGGTCGCGCTGCCCCCGGTGTTCGTGGCGATCACCTGGAAATTGTACGCCGTGGCGTCCGCCAGCCCGGTGACGCTAACCGAGGTCCCGGCGATCGGTGCCCCGAAGCTGGACCAACCGCCGCCCGACGCCAGCGCGAATTGCGGCTGATAGGTCGCCGCCGCGTCGTGCGTGCCATCGATGGCCGAAGCCGTCCACGACAGCGCCACCACGCTGTAGGCCGGCGATCCCGCCGCGGCCGAGACGCCGGTCGGCGCGTTCGGCGCCTTCGCCAGCGTGCTGCCGGTGGCGATGTTCGAAGCATCGCCGATTCCGGTGGCGTTGCTGCCGAGCACCCGGAAATCATAGGCGGTGCTGCTCGACAGGCCGGTGACCGTGAACCCGGTCGGAGAAGGTCCAACCGTGGCGACGGGTATCCAGATCCCGGCGCCGTGCGCGCTGACCTGGACGATATAGCCCGAGGCCAGCCCTCCGGTCGCCGCCGGCGACCACGACAGAACCGCGCTTGCCGACGTGCTGCTCGCCACCGTCAGGCCGAGGGGCGGGCTCGGATAGGGGAGCTGATACACCCCGCTGCTGCGCGCCGGCGCGATCAGCGGCACGGCCGCGCCCGGCGCCAGCTCATAGCTCGGGTTCACCGTCGGCCCGGTGCCGGAGGCCAGCGCCTGAAATGTGGTCGGACAAAACGCCGGATGAATCGCACCCGATTCCGCCGCGATCTGATCCGACCGGCTGGCGTCCAGATAAAGCCGCTGCGCGATCACCAACGACGGCAGCGGAAGTTGCAGTTTGACCGTCACGACGCTCGGCAGGCTGGCGCCGCGCACCGTCAGGTCCTGCACTACGGCCGAGCGCAGCGCCTTGAAGGCGGTATAGGTAGCGTCCTCGCCGGCATCGCCGGCGGCCGTGATCTCGCTGTCCAGCGCGGCAGCCAACGACACGCGCAGCGCGGCGGCGTCGTTGTAGCTGCTGGGTTGGTAGGAGGCCGATGCGCGCGCCAGGCTGACCAGCGCGGCACGCCGGCACGCCGCAGCCATCGCATCCCGCATCGTCGCCATCGCTGCGCCGATCCCCACCGCACCGCCCGCGCTGTCGGTGAAGGTGAAGCCGGCGAGCGCCAGCAGGACCTGCACCTGGTCGGCCGGATCGGTGATCCCCGCCCGCATTGCCTCAACCAGCGCCGCCAAAGCGTCCGCCATGTCGGTGCTGGCGGAATACGCGCCAGCGGCGGCGGCAGCCCCAGTGCCCGCCAGGGCCAGCGCGGCACGCTGATTCGCGAGTTGGGCCTGGAGCGTCGCAACCGTGGTGCCGGCCGGCAGCATGACCGAGGCCGAACCGGCGCCATACCGGCCATAGGTGGTGTTCGAATCGGGCGGCGGCAGCGCCGCGGCCATGCCGACGATCGCGGTTGGATTGGCCCCCCCGAGGATCGTCGCCGCGGCGAAGCTGGTCACCACCGATTGCCCCTCGCCGGTGACGGCCGGCCCCGCCATCGCAGCCGGAATGGCCGTGTCCCCCAGGTCGGTGCCCAAGGCGGTCAAGGCGGTGTCGGCCGCCCCCAGCACGGCAACGACCGTGGCGATGATGGTGGAGGGGAAAACCGGGCTGCCCGCTTCAATGAACTGAAACGCGAACTCGATCACCCGCATCTTGTCTTTGTGGATCGCGGTCGAAGCCGATCCGACAGCCACCTGCACCGCGCCGATCGTCGGGTGGATCAGCAGCCCCGGACCCTTCGTCTCGACGGCATTGTCCAGCAGGAGCTGCAAAACCGGCGCGGCGTCACCGATCAGGTAGCCCGAAAACGAGTACATCCGCAGCGCACGGCCCATGTCCTCCGGCCAGCCGCCATCGACATAGGGGTACTCGTGGATCGCCTGCCGCCGGCCCTTCTTGGCCTGCGCGGCCACCACCTTGAACGGCACCCCGCGAAAGCTCGCGGTTTGCAGCAGGCCCATGAAGCCCGCGATGCTGGTGGGCGGCGCAAAGCCGGTGATGCCCGTGGTGAACCCGCTCATCCGTGGCCGACCATCGGCATGCTGTGCTCGACGCGCGGCGGCGAGGCGCTTGCGTGCCCTGTCGCCGTGGCGGTCGCGACCGTGCCAGTCGGCGCGCCATGCAAATGCACGTCCACCTGCACGCTCCCGTTGATGTTGGCGACGTACTGCTGCGTCTCGCTCGGCAAGCCCGAGGCGTCCCCGCTCTGGGAGAACAGCATCACCGACTTCCTGTTCGGCCCGGCATTGTAGGCGGCATCGGCCGCGGCATAGTTGCCGCCGAACCGCTCAAGGTTTTGCTTGTAGTAGCGCAGACCGCCCTCGACGTTCTGGCGCCAATCCCACGGGTCCACGCCGAGGCCGGCCGCCGTGCCCGACATCAACTGCATCGGCCCGATCGCACCAGCGCCCGAGACGCGGTCATAACCGCCGCCCTCGGCGCGGGCGAGCCGGACCATGTGTTCCTCGTCCAACCCCTGCAACCGGGCTTGCAGCCTGATCTGCCGTTCGACATCGGCCGGAATCGACCCGAGGCGGCGCGGACCGACCAGCCGCTGCGGACCGAACAACGGGCCGGTGCGCGGCACGCCGTTCGGTGCCGTTCCGCCGCCCAGAAGGCCCCCACCGCCACCGCCGGCCGGCGCCGGTACCGGCGGCGGATAGTCACCCTCGCCGGCGAAGCTCTGGCTGTTCGCGATCCGCGCCGCGTCGTCGTTCGAGTAGTAGCGGCCTGATCCGTCGCGGAAGCCGATCGGGTTGTTGAACTCGTCCATCCGATCAGGGGTCAGCCCGGCCCGTCCCGCCGCGGCAATCAGCGTGCCGGTCTGCACCGCGCCTTTCCAGCCGAGATAGGTCGCACCCGCGACCGCTCCGGCGACCAACGCCGGCGGCGAGGTCAGCGAGCCAAGGCCCAGCAGCCGCATGACCCAGGCAGCCGGTTTCAGCAGGCCGAGCGCCATGATGCCGATCCCGATCTTGGTATAGGAATCGGCAAGCGCCTGGTGCCTGCCGATCCAGTCGGAAACGGTGTCCATCGCGTGCGTCGCCGCCGGCGACCAGTCCTTCACAATGCGGTCGGTAACGCCCCCGATCGACAACCCGAGTTTGCCCCAGGCCGTGTCCATCTCCTTTGCGTTCTCCGCCATCTCGGAACTCATCACGCCGCCGGTCGCACGCGCCTGCTTAACGAAATCGTCAAGCCCGGCCTGCCCCTTCGCCAGCAAGGGCAGCAAATCCCGGTCCACGCCGACGACATCGAGGGCGTGACCCTGCACCTCCGGGTCCTTGTACGTCGCGACCTTATCGGCCAGCTTGCCGAGCGCGTCCTCGGTTTTGGTGATGTTGCCCTGTGCGTCGCGCCAGTCGATCCCCAGCGCCTTTAGATTCATCTGCGCGGTGGCGTCCTGATTATAGAACGCCGCGTGCAATGTCTTGTTCAGGCCCGCCATGCTGCTGTCCAGCGCGCCGGCCGAGCTGTGCGCCAACACCGCGGCACCGTGCAACGCGCTCAGCCGATCGACCGGCGTGTTCAGCAGATAGGCGGTCTTGCTGATCGTGGTGCCCGCCGTCGCCCATTGCTTCGACAGAGCGGCGACGCCTGCCAGGCTGCCGGCGCCGACGATCCCCGCCATCGGGCCGGCCAGGCGCTCGATCGCCCGCGCCGCGCCGAGCGTGCGGTCGCCCAGCGTCTGCATGCCTTCGGCCGCCCGGTTGATCCCGGTGACGTCGCCGAATTTCGCCAGGCTCTTGTTGAACCGCTCCGCCGGCGCGGTCAGCGCGGCGATGCGCTTGTTGATGACATCGAGGCCCGCGCTCGCGCTATCGTTGATGCCGACGCCGATCGCGAACCCGGCCGACTTACCCGCCACGTTCGCGCTCCACGATGCTCGGAATCAAACTCAGCCGGCGCAGCAGCACCGAGAGCGGCAGGCCGCTCGCCCAGCGAAAGCCGTCGCCATAGAACCGCCCGACCGTCGCGACCTGAATTTCCAACTCGCCCGATCGGGCGAGCGCGATCAGGCAGCGGGCACCGACGCGGCTGCCAGCGCGGCCTGCGCCTTCGCCAAGGCTTCGGCCTCCAACGCCTCGGCCGCGGCCTGTGCGAGCAGCGCCTTGCGCCGCGCGACGCGCCAACTCTCCAAAGGGTCCGGGGCTGGCGCGCCCGCGAACTCCTCAATGTAATCGGACACCTGCTGGGTGAACCAATGCGGCTGCACTTTCAGCACGTCATAGGGCACATGCTCGGCCGAGGCCGACTCCACCATGCGCAAGGTCACGTCGAGGCCGGTCGCGCCGTGAATCGCGGTCGCCTTCAACACGTCCTCGGACGTGGGCGCGCCCACGGTCAGCGTCGCATAGTGCATCCCGCCGCTCATCTGCGGTTTCGGCAGCGGCCAGCTAATCGGCTCCGGCACAGGTATCCAAACTGTCGTCATGACTTCCCCGCAATTTCCATGATGGTTCCGGCCACACCTTCAAACCGGAAATCGAATCCCGCGTCCGCACCGTTCACAGCGGGCCGTCCGACATACCAAAGGTTATGCCCGACGATCTGCTTGCCGTTCGCAAGCAGGAACACGACGGTGGCGTTGCTCATCCCGGTGAATGACGTGACACTGTTCGCGCCGGTGTCGCGGAACTTGCCCGAGATATACGGCGCGACCGGCTTCTGATCGTAGCCGTCCACGCCGGACAGGCTGCTCATTGTGGTGTTCTCGACGTTCGCCGGGTCCCACATGAACTCAATCACCGAAAGCGCCGTGCCGTTGACGCTCGCGGCGGTGATGCCAGCGAGCCGACGATTGGTCGGCGTGCTGGGAGCAAGAGTGCCAGACATGAATCAGCCCCTTTAAGTGCTCTGCCGGAATTGAATGAGCAGGCCCACGTTGATGACCTGATCGCTGAAATCGAGCGGCAGATACATCAGCACCTGACCCTTGGTGCCCGCGCCCGCCGTGGCGTTCTGTGCAAAGGTCTGCACGTTTTGCACGATGAAGATGCTCGCGAGGTAGGAATACACCGCAACCACGGCGCCGAGCATTGCGTTCGGCGTGGTGGCCGGCGAGCCAGGCGGGATGAGCGTCCCGTTGCTGACCAGGATCTTGCCCGGCGCGATGAACTGGCTCGTAATCTGAATCGCAATATAGCGGGCCGCATACATCGCCTGAAACATGATGTTCGTGTTCAGATACGAGTTGTCCGGCTGCCCGCTCGCATTGCTCTGGTAGGTAGTGATTGAGCGATCGATCCGGCACACCCCGGCAGCATCCACGGTGAAGGTGCTGATCCCGTCAAACAGCAGGGTGTTGCGCTCCCCCGGCGTGTCCTGCGAGGCGATCGGCGGCGGCAGCAGGTTGAGCTGCTGCGTCGAGAGGCCCTGCGCCGCGTTGACCCGCAGCCGGATGACATGCGCGGCGCACCAGTCCGAGGCTTCCAGCCAGGCCGGCGTCGGGCTGTCATAGAAGCCGAGGATGGTGGCGTGCTGATCGTTCCGGCCGGTGCCGAACGTGGTGCGGGTGCTGAACGTGCCGCGATAGGCCGAGAAGACATGGCCATACAGCATCGTCTCCGCCGACCAGCGGCCGGACGCATCGGAGAGGAACGTCTCCAGCGCATTCAGGCTGGTCGCGTCGGTGTAGGGCAGATCGATATAGTCGAAGAGCTGCACGCCAAGGTTCGACAGCAACGTGGTCAGCACCGGGTTGCTTGCGCCGCCCGACATGGCCGTGATGGTGAACCCGACCCCAGGGGGGATGACCTCGCCATTCTGCGCGCCCAGGTAGGCGAAGCGGATGTCGATGTCGTTTTGCGCGAGGCCCTTGTGCAGCGCGGTCAGATCGACCTGGTAGGCGTGCGTGCCGTCGATCGCCGCCGTGCAGGCAACGCCGATCGCGGCCGAGATCGCGGCGACGGTGTTGGTCGCAATGACGGTCGCGGCGTCGCCGCTGTTCACCGCCACCGGGATCGATACGCCCATCAAATAGAGCGGCAGCGTGCCGGCGGCGGTCGCCGGCCCGGTGAAGCTGATGCTCCCGGTTGCTGCGGTGCCGCCGCCCGCATCCGAAACCGGCCCGAGCCATACCTCACCGAACGGGTCCATCAAGCGATAGGCCGCGTACTTCAGCGCCAGCATGGAGTTCAGACCGCACAGGCCGTTGACCTGGGTTTGGCTGTACGCCTGCACCGCGATGTTCGGCGTCGCGGTGCCCGAACTGAGGATTTGCCCGATCAGCAGCGCGCGCGCGTTCTGTGTCGCGGTGTTGGCCTGGCTGGGATCAAACTCGGCATTGACGCCCGACGGGCGCCAGTACTGCCAGGGGAAGTACTTGAAGGCGAGCGAGCTGCTGTAGCTCATGGCTTGATCTCCGCCAGATATTCGTCATGGGTGAGAAGCGGCGCGGCGGGGTCGCGCTCGTGCTCGGCCGCGGCGATGGCGAAGCCCTTGACGGCCGGACCGGATGGCGGCTCGATCGCCGGCAGCCGCGCCCACTCCGCGGCCGTCAGGCGCAGCGGCTCGCCCGCGAGGTGCTCGAGCTGGCCGGCGGCTGGCGGCAGGTGCCATTCGAAAGCGTCGGCCGCCGCCCGCGCCGCAGCCGGATCGGCGGCGCCCACGGCAGCGGAGACACCCCGAACCACCGGCACCGGCCCGGGTGGCGGTGCCGGCGGTTCCGCCAGCACCACGTCGCCATCGCGGACGCGGCGGTGCCAGAACGTGATCTCCGGCACGTCCTCACCCTCCGGCCGCAGCAGCCGCTTGTTCGGGCCGCGCACAACGAGAGGCATGGCAGGGTCGTCCTGCCGGTGTCCCGGTTTCACGAACATTATCACCTCGGAATGTAGGAACCGCCCGCCGGCGCTCGGCCGCGCGGGCTGATTCAGGGTTGCGTCCGATTCAGGGTGCGTGATGCAGCAACAGGTTGATCACCATCATAACGAGCGCGCCCACCAAACCCGCGCCGGCGGCGATCACGGCAGAGTCCAGTCTCGACGTGACCTGGCTCTGGCCCCGCTCCTGGTTCACCCGCTCGGCCAGGATTTCAACCGCGGTCATCAGTTTTTCCACCGATCGAACGACGGTTTGCAGCGTCGTCTCCGCCACCGCCACGCGCTCGCGCACCGCGGCCTCGACCGGGCAATGATCGGGCATGCGGCCCTCCTGCTATGTTGGGCTGGCGCTTAGCGTGATGGGCGTCGTCGTGGCGGCGAGCGGATAGTTGATATTCCACGCGCTGCCGAGATCGCCACCGATGTCCCAACCGGCTGGCTTCGCCACGCTGGCGAAATTGTCGGTGACAGCGTTGCCGCGTCCCATGTCGCCCCGATACGAAGGCGCTCCGGTCGGCGTGTAGGAGCCATAAGGATAGAACAGCAGGCACGCCGCTGCGGCATTCACCACAGCCTGCGACAAGGTGATTCGCAGGTGCGTCGCATCCACCCGCGCGCACGCCGTCGCCGGCACCAGCGTTCCGGGGCTGGCGACCGATCCGCCGTCCATCACCAGGAACCCCTGCCCGACCGCCGCCAGCAAGGGAACGACCAGGTCGTTCCCGGCGTCATGCGTCACGGTCAGAATGACCGTGGTGGCGTTCTGCAGGTACGCGTGCGTGATCGACGGGCCACCGGCCACGGGCAGGCCCGACGGTATCGCGGTAAACCCCCCGTCGCCCCAGCCGGTCGCATACAACGCTCGGGCGACCAACGGCGCAGCCCGCCACGCGAAGATGACGTTATCCCCGCCGTCGCGGTGCTGATTGTCGCCGCCGGTCTGGATGCCCGTGGACGGGTCCCAGGTCGCACCGCGGCTGTTGCTATCCGCCGTCATCGGGTTGCTCAGCACGACGCCCTGCGTTGGATCCGCTGCGAGGCTGGCAATGACCTCGCGGTGCATCTGGATTCCAGAGGTGAACCCGAACGGAATCGCGTTCCACCAGCACACCGGCATGTTGGCTGCGGTCGCGCCGGCCACCATGCCGCGCAACAGACTGATCCACCGCTTCGCCGCGTGCTGGAAGGTGGTCCACTCCGAATAGGGCCGGTAGCTGTCCGTCTCCGACCACAGCAGCATCAGCGCCGCGATGTCGGACTGATCGTCGGAGGCCTGTTCCGCGATATAGGCCGCGACGTTGTTGCCCATCTTGCCGAGCGACCAGCCGCTCGGGTCCGATCCATCGCCCGGATCGACCAGGAAGGATGACGCATAGGTCGGCACGCCGGAGATCGGAAAATTGTAAATCCCGATACCGGGGTCGATCGTGCCAGGTCCGCCGCTGTTTTGCGTGTTGCCGACAAAGCCGTAGGCGCTCGCTCCGAGATACCACGCCACGCCCTTTGCCAGCATCGCGGCAGCGCCGTCCGCCAGCGTGTAGTTCGCAGCGTTCGACTGCCCGTTCATCACGAGCTGCACGCCCTTGCGAGGCCCCAGCGCCCAGCGCGCGGCGTAGGCAGCCAGGCCGGTGATCGAGGCTCCCGAGATCGCGCTTTCCCAGGTCGCGAATTCATGCAGCCAGCACTGCGCGCCGGCCTGGTAGCCGTTCCCCCCGTGCAGCAGCAGCAGCGTGGCGATGCCGGTTCCGGCAATCGGGTTGGCGACGTTCGTCGCCACCTTCGCGCCATCGAGCCAGGCCGAGACGCCGCTCCCCGGCACATTCTGGAGAATCACCGAATGCGTGTGCCGCCGCGCCAGCGACGACGACAGCACCGCCGCCGCGCTGTTCGGGAACAGGATCAGCCGGCTCGTGCCGGCCGAGCCATCCGCCTGCAAGATTGGCGTCCCGCCCGCCGACAGCAGCACGTTGGCCGAGCTGTCAACGACCGGAGGCGGGTACACGTTGGTGCGCCAGTTCGGGCGGGTCCAGACGAAATAGCGGGTCCATGAAGCTGTCGCGCCCATCGCCACACCCGGCAGTTGCCAGCCAAGGTTTTGATCGAGGGCCGGATAGGTCGGGCCGGCCGACAGGTCGAACCCGGCTCCCCCCAGCAGGCCGGACAGGCGCGGCGTCGCCATCGGCTGATTCACGCTGCCGGAGCCATAGGAATACTTCGTCATCCCGATCAGGTGGCCCGACAGGTCCGCCAGGCTGACGATCGGCAGGTTCCAACCCGACAGCGGATTGCCGTTGGCATCGGTCGCGTTGTTGAACGTCGACGCATCCCACCAGCCCGACAGGCCCGCGATCGCGCCCGGCGCAATCGCGCCGCTGCCGCCAGAGCCGCCGCCAGGCCCCGCACCGCCCGAACTGGTGCGCAGCGGCGTCCAGAGTGCCGCCCGGCCTGGCGCGACCAGCGCGGCGCGACCGGGCCGTGAAAACAGGACGGCCATCGTCAGGTGATTGTGAAGGCGACCGGCGTTCCGCCGTTGATCACCTGGTTCGCCTGCACCGCGCTGGCAACGATGCTGCCCCCGGCATTCACCTCGACCGCCCAGACGTAATAGGTCCCCGCCACGCTCGGCGTCGCGAAGCCGAACTCATACCAATAGTTGTGGCCGCCGTTGGAGAATTGCCCTCCCGCCGCTGTCATGCCGGCGGTCGAACTCGGCGCGACCGACGACGACGTGCTCCACCCGAAATACACCTGCGTCGGAACGGTGTGGCTGCCGTCGTTCGTCGCGCTCATGTCGGAGACGTTGACCGACCCGACCGTCGTTCCGTGCGCAAAACTGGTGCCGGCGCCATACGGCTGGTAGCCGCTGCCCATCGCATAGTTGCCGCTCGCCGCCGCCGTCTCCGGGTCCGGGCTGATCGAGCTGGTGAAGGCCGAGGCGCCGATGCCGTTCACCGCCTGCACCTGGATGTCGTACTGCGTTGACGCTGCCAGGCCGGTGATCGTGTAAGCAGTCGGCGCGATGCCCGTGGCCTGCGTGTAGCCCCCGCCGCTGCCCATGACGCGCCACTGCACCGTGTAGCTGGTCGCCGCGCCATGCGTGCCGTCCACGGCCGGCGCGGTCCAGGTCACCGGGATTGTCGAGGTGGTCGTTGTGCCCGCCGCAAGAGCGGTCGGCACGCCCGGCGCATAGGATGCGGCCGCCCCGGTCGAGGTCGGGCCAACCGCGCTGGTGTAGCTGCCGGTACCGGCGCCGTTCACCCCCGCCACCCGGAAATAGTAGGCGGTCGAAGGGGACAGGCCCGTGGCGATATACGACGTGCCCGACGCGGCTTGCGGCGCTCCCCAGGTGGACCCATCCGGGCTCTGTTCCACGGCATAGGAAGACGGCGCACCCCCCGTCGATGGTGCGGTCCAGGCGAGGGTAATCGTCGTGCTGGTGGCCGAGCCTGCCGTCAGGCCCGACGGAGCGCCAGGCGGCGTCGGGTTGCTGCCACCGCTCGCGGCCGACACGTTCACAAAATTCAGCGAGCCGCCCGAGTAACTCGCCGTCGAAACCTCTCCCACCTGCCCCACCGGGATCGACAGCGTGCCGGTGTTGGTGACGAAGCCGGCGCCCAGCGTCACCGCGCCCGGCGACGCATTGACGATGGTGCAAGAAAAACCGCTGCCCTGCGTTGCGAACGCCGGGTTGATCGTGGTCGCAGCCGAGCACACCAGGATCGCGCTGTTGTGGATCGAGGCATCGAGCTGCGTCGGGCTGGCGATCTCCACCACCGGCCGCTTCCACTGCGGCAGATGGCCCGCGATCCACGCCCAGATTGCCGACAGCGGCTGGGCCAACATCGTGCTGCTGCCTTGGCCGGTCACCAGCACATCGGTGTCGCCCGCCGGCGCCGCCGCGGTGAACTGGTCAACCGTCTCGCCGGCCAGCAGGTTCGCCAACGAGATCGCGACCGTGCTGCCGCCCTGCCCGATCGGCAGGGTGTCCGACGATGCGACCGTGGTCACCACCGGCAACGCGGGAACCGACAGCGCGACGGCCGCCAGCGCGGCAGCAGCCGCGGCCGTGGCCTCGGCCGCGACGGAGTTCGAAAGCGCGGTCGCAGAGTTGGCGAGCGCGGTTCCTGCCGCAGTGAGGGCGGAGGCCGCCGCCGTCTGCACGGCCAGCACATCGGCTGCCGTCGCGTCATCGCCGGTGGCGATCGTCATGCCCACACGTCTCCATCATCCCAAACGAAACCGCCCCAGACAGCGACCGTCCCGCCGGCCGATTCCTCGGCGGTGATTGGCGTGGCGAGGTTGATCGGATCGTCAGGTTGGATTGTTTCGGTAACGTTGGTCAGCTTATCGCCGCTCGGCGGGAACCCGTCGCCGTCGCTGATCGTGGCGTCGAAGCTCATCCGGTACATCCAGAACAACCGCGCGCGATCGAAGGTCAGCAACTCGCCGCCGGCGTAGTAGAGGCCCCGCGCGCCGCGCGTGGGATCAATCACCCAACTCAGCAACGCGCCGAACAGCGCGTACTTCATCGCCTCGACCTGACTGACGCCGGCCTGCCCGCGCCGGTCGGCCGAGGCGTCGAACTCGACAATCACCCCGATGGTTTCGGTCACCGTCTGGAGGTTGCCGTCCAACAGGTCGTTGCTGCTGCCCTCATCCTCCAGCGGGATCACGACGGCGGCCGGATAGACGAACTTGCCGGTCTTCGGGTCAGTGATCGCGATGACGGACTCGACCCCGGTTTCAAAGTCCGCCGCGCCGCCGACCCGTCCGCCCAGCGCCGGGCAGTAAGCCCGGAGCTGCGCGATCACCAACGAGATGTCCACGGACTACTCCGCGTCGATTTCCTCGAACTCGACCCCGCCTTCCAACGGCACGGTCGCAACCACCCCATCGTCGTCGTCGTAGAAAATCAGGTGGCCGTCCTCGACCTGCACATAGGCCGCCGTGTAGTGGTAAATGTCCGCGCTCTCGACGCGCCTGACCGCAAACGTCCTCATAAAATCGTCTCCGCTGATGTGATGCCGCCAGTGCGTTGGCCGGCCGCCGCGTCCTGGCCTGCGCGGTGGCAAGCTCCGGGCACAAGCCGGAGCTGTCTCAATCAGCCGGCAGCAGCGGCCGGAGCGTCGGCATCATCGCCGGCGATCGGAAAGCCGCGCGACATGCTGCCGCGCAGGTGACCGTTTTCGATCAACCGCTGCACGATCAGCACGGCGCGGTCCCAGGCGATGCTGCGATCGTCCTGCCACAAGCGTTCGGTTCGCTCCACGATCGCGACCGCAGGATGAATCCTGATCGCCGCGGCCCTGCGGGCCGGTGCTTCGACGGTCATGCTTTCTTGCCTCGCTGGAATTTCAAGCCGCTCATCACCGCGACGCGCACCCGGTCTGCCAGGCCGTTCGCGATGGCCTGGTCGAGCGCCGGTTCAAG